ACTGATGCGACTGGTCCAGCATACTCTAAGCCCCAGTACGCTTTGTTGAATAGAAAGCTACTATCACTTGAAGCCTGCTTGTCTTTGTTCGCTTCGAAGCCCATCTGCCTTGCACCAGCCTCTATTTCAGTTGCAGTTAGTGCTTTCGTCCATACAGCTGCTCCATCATCCCCGTTTACTCTGGAGTACACTTCACAGCCATATAATATGGCGATGTACTCCAGAATCACTTGCTGTATCACTGAGTCTAGTGCGTTCGTAAATAGGCTACCGCTTGGTACATTTCCCTTAAAGGATTGTACCTGCCATGGGCTCAGTAGGCGTTTATTCATCATTCCGTGTATGATTGCTCTCCGTTCTGGTGTGTCCTCGGGTAAGAGTATCTTCATTCCATCCTCAAGCATCCGTGCCCCTACATGCTGGTCGAATGCACTGAAGTCGATACTCCAACATGGTACGTGCAGTTCTTGTGCTACTTGTATGAGGTCGCGCATAGCAAAGGTCTGTAGCTGCTCCGTCATGTACATGAATAGTGCTCCGCGATCATCATCCTCTTCCGTAGTCTGGCAGGATAGCCAAAGTTGTGCTGGTATCCCACATGTAGCCTCTATGATCAAGTGATCTAAAGGAGATGCCCATACAACGCGCAGCTTGTGTGTTCCATCTTTGCCGGCCTCAGTTCGGAAGTTTAATACATACACCGGGTCAGCTGTCTCTGGCTCAGATATTGTATTTATAGCCTCTTGCACTGGATCGGGCATACCAAGTAACTTTAGGTGCTGCTCTGCCCATAGCATATCTTGCTCTGGGTTGAGCGCACGCCAAGTACTTGATAAGTATGGATATGCAACAGCTCCGCGTGCGTGGAACCATGGAAATCCAGCTGCACTGTCCTTTACGCGCACAAGTACAGCCTGGGCCGCTTGTTCTGGTGTAAAGGGATGCAGTTCTGGCATCTTTAGCCGTGCTCTTGTGGCCTCAACGGCCTGCTTATAGATGCTTTCGTTCAGAAAGGGAGCCTCTGGTTCATGAAGCTCCTTTAGCATCTTTTGCATTTCCTTTGGATCGTACCACGTTCGCATACCCTGCTTCGCGTATGAGTCGTATTCTAGTTGTTGTAGTAATGGCGGATAGCTTCCTACTGGAAATGAAAGTACTTCATAGATTGGCAC